AACGAGATGAACGCGCTGCTGGCTGGTCAGCAGGTTGGCATGCCGACGTTCCCCGGCTTCAGCAACGCCGGTGTCGCGCAGGCCCCCAACTACATGGGCGCGCTGCAGTCGCAATACGACTCTCAGCTCGGCGCTGTCAATGCGCAAAACGCGCAGACGGCCAACCTGTTGGGCGGCCTTGGCAACCTGGGCGCGTCGTATTTCATGTTCTCTGATCGTCGTCTCAAGTCGCGCATCAAGCGGGTGGGCACGCACGACATTGGCGTGGGCATTTACGAGTACACAATGATGGGAATCCCACAACGCGGTGTGATTGCCCAAGAGGTTCAAGCCGTGCGTCCTGATCTGGTCAAGCGGCATGCAAGCGGCTACTTGATGGTGAATTACGGAGGTCTGTGATGAATAACGACGACATGATGTTTGAGTACCTGCTGCAGATGGGCGCGATGCGGCCCGAGCAGGATGAAGTAAGACGCAAGCAGGCCATGGTTGATGCATTGCGCCAGAGCGCAATCACGCCGCAGCAAGGTCAGATGATCGGCAAGCACTACGTCGCCCCCGGCATTGGCGGGATCGCGTCGCAACTTGGTCAGGCTTACCTGGCCAAGCAACAGCAAGGCAACGTCGACGCCTCCATGCAGGGCATGAATCAACGCCAGCGCGAAATGCTCGAGGAGCTGCGCCGTCGTCGCCAGCAGCAACAGCTGCTGCAGAGCGCGCCGCAGATGTCTCCCATGTCGGCACCGCAGCCGTCAATCGATGACATCTACAGCCGGTTTTCCATGGGCAACGGGGCTTGATCATGGCCAACAACAACCTCTTGCCCAACACAATCGCTGCATATCGGCAGCGAGCCGCTGACCTGTTCAATCAGGGCTCGACCATGTACGACGCCGAGCCTGACATGACGCAGATGGAAGAGTTTGCCCGTCGCCGTGGCGGCCAGGCCGATTCGGCCATGCTGAACGCCATGGCTGCCCAGTACGCTGGCGAGAGTTTTCAGCCGGTGCAGACGCAGTACCTCAAGAAAGCCGCAGCCGCTCAAGACCCCATGAAGCTCTCGGGCGGCATCCTGACCCCAGAGGGTAAATTTCTCAAGGACCCGGGAGCGGCCCAGGACAAAAAGGCCGAGTTTCTGTTGCGCCAGGCCCAAGCCTACGAGTCTCTGGCCCAGCAAGCGCAGACCGCCCAGGAAAAGCGTGCAGCCGAGCAGGCTCAAAACGCGATCCTGAACGAGATCCGACTGATGAACGCCAACACGGCGCGCATGGCGGCCAGCAACGCCAACATGGGCGCGTTTGCTCCGAGTGGGTTCACTCCCGAGGGCCTGCCGATTGTCAACAACAGCAAGAACGGTCTGAGCTACATCGTGAGCGTGAACCCTGACGGGACGCCCGCATATCAGCCCTACCAGGGCGCGGCCATCCCCAAGGCCAGCTACGAAAAGCAGATCGGCGAGGCATCCGACCTGGCAGGCAGCGCGTTCAACGCTGACCGCCTGATCAAGCAGGTGGAAAAGTCGCCCGAAGCGTTTGGCTTGCGTGGTGCTGCCGTGGGCATGCTGCCTGGCGCGCTGCAGGGTTACGGCTCCAAGGCCGTGAAACTGACGCCCGAGCAGATGCAAGTGCGCTCCAACGTGCTACGCGACGCGGCCATTGAGGTCAATCGGTTGTACGGCGCGGCTCTTTCGATGGGTGAGCAGGCGCGTGCTGCGTCGTTCATTCCTGACGCCAAAGACCCGCCCGAGACAGTTGTTGTCAAGCTGCAGGCCGCCCGTGATTGGGCCAGCAGCAAACTCAAGAACATGCCAACCGGCGTGCAAGGCGCGGCTGGTGCGCGTGGCCATGGCGGCGGCGGTAATGACGACCCTTTGGGGCTGCGCAACAAGTAAAGGGACGCCATGGACAAGATCAAGATGTCGGCTATCCGCGAGCAGTTCCCGATGTATGGGGACATGAGCGACGAGCAGCTCGCCATCGCCGTGCGCAAAAAGTATTACCCCGACATTCCCTCGGGGAAGTTCTACGCCAACATTGACTTCGACACCGAGCGGGCTCGACAGCAGAAGGCGCTGACCGACTCCATGTCCACCAGCGAAAAGTTCCTGGCCGGTGTGGGCAAGTCGTTTGTCGACCTGGGCCGCACGGCCAAGCGCGTCGGCAACATGGTCGGCATCGGCAACTACGACGAGGCGGCAGCAAAAGCCGACGCCGAGCTCGACAAGCCGTTGCTGGACACCACCGCCGGCTCTGTCGGCAAATTTGCCGGTGACGTGGCCACCACGTTTGTGCCAGGTTTGGGGGCGGCCAACAAGATCACCCAGGGCGTGCGCGCCGGTGCAACCATGCTGCCCAAGGCCGCGGGCGCGCTCAACACCGCAGCCCCTTACCTGGGCGCCATGGGCTCCGGTGCCGCCGTGGGCGCAGCCCTCAGTCCCGAGGACCTGTCTGGGGGCGCTCTGAGCGGCGCTGCAGCGGGCGGCGCGGGTGAGCTGGCAGGTCGGGGTCTGTCGGCCCTCTGGAGCGGCGGCAAGGCCGTTCTGGAGCCTTTGACAGAGAAAGGCCGCGAGCGTGTGCTCAAGCGCACGTTTGACCGCTACGCCACCGACCCGGCCAAGGTCCGGGCCGCGGCTGCCAACCCCGAGGTGCTGGTGCCTGGCGTCAAACCGACGCTGGCCGAGGCCACCATGGACCCCGGCATCGCCCAGCTGCAGCGCGGAGCTGCTGCGACGTCGCCTGACGTTGCGTCTGCCCTGGCTCAGTCCCGTGGCCAGCAGATCGCCGGCTACCGCAGCGTGCTTGACGACATGGCGGGCAACGACGGCAAGCGGGAGTTCTACGACTCAGCTCGGGATGCCGCGGCCAATCAGCTGTACCGCAAAGCCGAGGCCGAAGGCCTGCAGATGACCGGCCCCCTGGAACAACAGATGACCGCCCTGATGAAGCGCCCCTCGATCCAGACGGCCATGCAGCAGGCTCGCAACCTGGCCGCCGAAAAGGGCATCGACATCACCGGCAAAGAGGGCAGCGTCCAGGGCCTGCACTACGTCAAGAAGGCCATGGACGGCATGATCAGCGAGGCCAACCGCGCTGGCAATGGAACGATGGCCGGGGCTTTGCGTGACACGCAAAAAGACCTGATCGATTTCCTGACCCAGTCGTCGCCTGCTTACGGCGAGGCCATGAACACGTTTCGCCAGATGTCGCGGCCCATCAACCAGATGGACGTGGCCCAGGCGCTGCGTGACAAAGCCATCCCGGCCTTGTCTGATCTCGGCGACGGCTCGCTGGCCCGCGTCAACGCCAACAGCTACGCCAACGCTTTACGCAACGCTGACGTGACGGCCAAGAAGGCCACCGGCCTGACCGGGGCCAAGATGGCCGACGTCATGGACCCGGCGCAGATGCAATCGATCGAGGGCATCGGCAAGGACATGGCGCGCTACGCATCGGCCCAGGAGCTCGCTCGAGTGCCTGGCTCGCCGACGGCTCAGTACCTGGGCGCGCAGAACATCATTCGCCAGTTCCTGGGTCCCCTGGGCCTGCCGCAGTCTGCAGCTGACTCGATGCTGGGTCGCCTGACCGCGGGGGCCATGGGCCTGCCGTTCAAACTTACGCAGAGTCAGACCGAGCAGATGCTCGCTCGCGCTCTAACCGACCCCAAGGTAGCTGCGAAAATCATGGCCACCAAGGACCCCAAAACCATCGCTGAGATTTTGCGCCCGTATGCGGCGCAGACGATGGTGCAAGTAACGTCTGATTAAGGAGAGCAAGAAATGTCCCGCAACGCATCTGGAACCTATACCCTGCCCTCGGGCAACCCGGTTGTATCGGGCACGCTCATTGAGGCGTCCTGGGCGAATACGACGCTCTCCGATCTGGCCACGGCCATGACCGACTCGCTGTCGCGTTCGGGCCAGGGCGGCATGACCGCTGCGCTGCGTCTCTTTGATGGCACGTCGTCGGTGCCTGGCCTTGCATGGGGCAGCGAGACGACCACCGGTTGGTATCGCGCTGGCGCTGGTGATATGCGCCTGGTCGTTACCGGTTCCGAGGTGATGAAGTACCTGTCGACCGGCATCACGGTCACCGGCACGTTTGGCGTGTCTGGGGCAGCCACGTTGTCGTCGACGTTGGCCGTGACTGGCGCAACGACCATTCAAGGTCTGACTGTCGGCAAGGGCGCTGGCGCTGTGTCCACCAATACTGCGGTGGGTGCGAGTGCGTTGGCGTCAAACACAACGGGTAGCCTTAATACCGCAGTTGGCTATACCGCCCTGACAGCAAACACAACCGGATATTGGAATACGGCAGTTGGCCGCACCGCTTTAAGCAGCAATACCACTGGTTATGACAATACTGCGGTGGGCGTAAGTGCGTTGACAGGAAACACCACGGGTACTGATAACTCTGCTCTCGGATTGTTTTCTTTGCAACAAAACACCACAGGGTCTGCTAACACTGCGGTGGGCGTAGGTGCTCTTTCTGCCAACACCACCGCCTCCAACAACACAGCAGTAGGGTATCAGGCGGGGTATAGCAATACGACTGGAAACATTGACGCATTTGGTTATGGTGCTTTATATAGCAACACGACTGGGCAGTACAGCGTTGCCATTGGAACTAATGCGCTTTATTCCAATTCAACTGGAAACTACAATGTTGCCGTAGGTCGTGGGGCGGCAAGCAACAACACTGGCAGTTACAACACTGCTATTGGTTATGCTACTGTAAACGGCTCAGGTGGCGGCTCATACAACGTGGCATTAGGGGTGCAAGCCCTTTCCTCCAACACCACCGCCTCTAATAACACTGCTGTGGGGTATCAGGCTGGGTATACGAATCAGACTGGTAGCGCAAATATCTTTATTGGTCGCACAGCAGGTCTCAATGCAACCACAAACTACAACGTATATGTTGGATTTGCATCAGGGCCAAATAATGCCTCTTCAACAGGGCAGTACAACACAGCAATCGGCTCTTATGCTGGCACAAACCTGACTTCTGGCTCATACAACACGTTTGTTGGCTGTCTTGATTCAACTGGAAGTTACGCTTCTGGTGGCGCAATCACTACAGGCTCCAAAAACTCAATCCTTGGCAATTACAACGGCAACCAAGGTGGCCTCGACATCCGCACCAGTTCAAATAACATCGTTTTATCCGATGGGGATGGGAATCCTGCCGCTTATTGCGCTGGAACAGCGGCTACTTGGACTTTTGGTATTGGTGGAACTTCTAACGGCGGCACTGGCTCTATCACTTTAAATAGCGCAAGTGGTACAGGCTATGGGCCAATTATTGAAGGTCAAGCGAATGGTTCAAGAACTTGGCTTGTTGCTTCCTATAACAAAATCAATGGTGGCACAGCAACATATTTAAATTGCACAAATTCCGCTGGCTATGGCGTGTATTTGAACGGGGCAACCGCAACATCATGGACTGCTGTTTCTGATGAAAACCGCAAAGTCATCATTGAGCCAATTACCGATGCCGCTAACAAGGTGTCCACGCTCCGCACAGTCATTGGTCGGTTAAAAACCGATGCTGAAGATGTGCGCCGCCCGTACTTGATTGCCCAAGATGTTCAGGCGATTTTGCCTGAAGCGGTTAGTTCGTTGGAAGACAAAGAAGGGCCTTTGCTTGGCTTGGCTTACACCGAAGTCATTCCGCTTTTGGTAGCCGCCATCAAGGAACTGAAATCTGAACTCGACTCGGTGAAAGCCGAACTTGCAACCCTGAAAGGAACCTAAAAATGACTGAAGTCGCAACCCCTGTGGAGCAACCCACCGCCGATGAGATCGCACGCCACTACAGCGCCGCAATGGACAGCGTCAACTTGATCAACGCTGGCAAGCCCGAGGGCATGGACGACGATGAGTGGGCCGACACCGTGAAGCGCAACAAAGAGCACCTGCAGATCATGCTGGGCAAAGACTTCTGGACGACCCAGGATCTGGCCCCGCTGCGCAGCGCATGCAAGGCGTGATGCGATAATCCCGCCACAACAATAATTTCACAACCCACGACACTCACCGGAGATTTACATGCCCGAAATTAAATTGACCCTTACCCTGGACGAGATCAACGGCTTGCTCAACGTGCTTGGCAAATTGCCCACCGAGACAAACGTGTGGCCGCTCGCCGCAAAGGTGCGTGCCCAGGCTGAAGAGCAGCTCCCCAAAGAGCCGCAGCAGCCCGCCGACAACCAGGGTGCAGGTCTGACAGACTGAAGGACTGGATGCGATGGCCGATGAGGGAGTTCACTTAGCCCAGAGCGACAACGCGCACCTCGATCGTCGATTTGACGAGGTGATGCAAGAGCTCAAAAGGATCGGCTCCGCGTTCACCGTCAACGAGGACGGCACAACCGACTTCGAGGGCCATCGCAAATTTCATGAAGAGAAGATCCGAGCAGCGAAAGCTGAAGCGGAATTCTGGCGCGAGCTCAAGCTCGAGATTGCCAAAAAAGGCCTGTGGTCACTGTTGGTGATCATCTGCGGCCTGGTGGTCGTCGGCTTGGCCGCCAAGATGGGCTTTACCAAGTAAAGGATTCAACCGCGTCGCGGTGCAGTAACAACGGGGGGCGCGATGGATCTGTTCGATATGTTGGCCAAGGGCTGGCCAATGTTGTTGGCGCTCATCACGCTGATCATCGTGCTGGCTAAGCTCGACCTGCGGGTTGCGGTTTTGGAAGAGAAGATCAAGACGGCGTTTGAACTGCTAAACAAAAAGGCGGAAAAGTAATGTTTGGTCTTGAAGATGCATCTAAAACCGTCGGGCTTGTCACTGCATCCCTTGCAATGATTGGTGGTGGTTGGACGCTTGCTGACAAGACCGGCATCTTCAAAAAAGACATTTTGGAATGGGCGCCTGAGCATTTCAGCATCAGTGATGCCTCTGCAAGTGATGAGTTCAAAGTTGTTGTGGCCCGTAAGAAGAACCGCGACGATTGTGAAGTCACCAGCTTCAAGCTGGAAGTGCGCGATGCTGATTTTGTTGTGCATCCCGCTAAGCCAAGTATTGCCACGTTTTCTGGTCCTGCTTCACACGACGTGGACAAGTTTGGGTACAAGTTCAAGCTGGATACCGAGCAAAAAGTTGCGACAGGGCAGGCTACCCTGCTGGCTCACATCAAATACAAATGTCCAGAGGGTGAAGTTATTGTGAACTACCCCAACCACAAAAACGTCAACTTCAACATCAGGGGCTGAATAGGACTCCCAATAATAGGAAATTGCAAAATGTTAGAAGCTCTACTATCTTTCCTTGGCGGCTCCGTTTTTCGCATGGTCTGGGGCGAGTTATCGACCTGGCACACCAAGAAGCAAGACCACCAGTTTGAGCTCGAGCGCATGCGCTTGCAGACCGAGCTCGAGGATCGCGCTCACGCACGCATGCAAGAGTCCCTACGGTTGCAGAACGAGCTCGGCATCAAGATGGTTGCAGCTCAAGCTCAGTCGCACGTTGACCAGGCCGAAGCCGACGCATTCACCGAGGCCATGAAGAACGCATTCAAGCCCACCGGCATCACCTGGGTGGACGCTTGGAATGGAACCATCAGGCCCGCGGCTGCGACGATCGTGCTCACGCTGTGGTGCTTGAAGCTCGACGCGCAGCACTTCATCATGCAGGACTGGGACCTGTCCCTGGCAGGCGTGGTGCTGGGGTTCTTCTTTGCCAACCGGGCGCTGGGGCGTGGACGATAACCCCATCCAGCTGGCCAAACGGCTGTGCATTTTGTTCGAGGGCGTGTACCTCAAGCCCTACCTCTGCCCGGCAGGCATCCCCACAATTGGCATCGGCTCGACCAGGTACGAGAATGGCCAGCGCGTGAGCCTGGCAGATCTGCCGATCACGCTCGAGCGCGCCGAGGAGCTGCTGATGTGGGAGCTGCAGCGCGAATGCCTGCCGCGGTTGCTCAAGCTCTGCGACCGGCTGCCGTCGATGGGGCCTGGCGCGGTGGCGGCGATTCTTGACTTTACCTACAACCTGGGTTCCGGTAACCTTGCCGCCTCAACCCTGCGCAAACGCCTCGAGGCGGGCGACAGAGACGGCGCCAGGGTCGAGTTGATGAAATGGGTCAAAGGGGGCGGTCGCGTGCTCCCTGGGCTCGTTAAACGCCGCGCTGCAGAGGCAGAATTACTGTGACAAAATTGTGTCCTGTTTTTGTGCCGCATGCAGTTGCCAAAAACCTTGTGCCTTGAATATCAGGGCATTTTTTTTGTAGGGTCTGTCTGTTAATCCGCAGGTCCCTGGTTCGAGCCCAGGTCGGGGAGCCAAATTCTCGCTGTAATAACAAAGTGTTATTACAGAAACTGCGAGCCCTTGAATTTGAGGGCTGCAACTTTGTGCCTAATTTGTGCCGTGGCACAGTCGACCTGGCTGCCAATTGTGGCCAGGGCCGACAGCGGGACCGCACGCAAACGGTCCCCAAATCGAACGTCCGCAAACCAGTCGGCGCCCTCTTTGAACACCGCCCACACGATCCCGCGCTGACCCACCGGCCAGGGCTCTCGGATGAACTCCACCTCGATCCCTGGCGCGGCGATCAGCTGCGCCGCGTCCTCAAGGTCCTGGCGTTGCCGGGTCTTAGTGGCCAAGGCTTGAGCCTCGATGCGGCGCAGATGATTGTTCACAGCTTCACTTTCTCGGCAGCAGCTGCCAGGTGCTCGGGGGACAGGTGCGCGTACTTTTGCACCATCTGAGGAGAATGCCAACCCCCCAGCTCCTGCAGCACGCTCAGAGGGGTGCCGGCCATCGCGTGCCAGCTCGCCCAGGTGTGGCGCAGGTCGTGGAAACGGCACCAGGGGACGCCAGCGCGCTCCGCGGCCCGCTTCCATGTCTCGCGCCATACGTCCTTGAGATCGGCCCATACGCGGCCTGTACGCGGCTCTGGCATGGCCTGCAGCAGCTCCCGGGCCTGGGTGTTGAGCGGCACCAGGATCTTCTCGTCGGCCTTGGCCTCGTCGTGGTGAACGATCACCATGCTGGCCGCCAGATTGACGTTCTCCCAGCGCAGGTTCACCACATTCGATTTTCTCAACCCGGTGAGTAAAGCGAAACGGACAAGACACCGGTAGTTTTCCGGTAGGTTTGAAATTAAAACGTCCGCTTGTTCGCGTGTCAGGAATGCGACGCGGCGGCGTTGCTCGCACTCAGTGCGCAGCGCGGGAGAGCGTTCGATCCAGTCCCACTCACGCTCCGCGGCGCGCATGATCGAGCGCACCAGGGCGCGGTAGCGGTTGCGGGTGGAGCCCTTGACGTCCCTGGGCAGCGCCTCCTCGACGGTGTCGCGGTCGATGTCGGTCAGCAAGCGCGACCCCAGGATGGGCTCGAAATACTTGATCTTGTCCTGGTCGTCCTTGAGGGAACGCTTGTGGCCGCGCTCTTGCACCCAGCGGCAGCAAGCCTCCTTGAACGTCTTTTTGGGTTTCTCTTTGAGCACGCCCGTGCGCCAGAGCTCGGCGCGTCGGATGTCGTGCAGCTCCTGGGCTTGCTTGGCGTCGTTGGTCTTGAGCGATTCCCGAATCCGGTTGCCCTTGATGGTGACGTCAATCCAGTAGGTGTCTCCGCGTTGTGTGATTGCCATAGTTGTGCCTCGTTGTCAGGTGGGTGGAGATTTGATAATAGCACAACATTGCGGAAATCTCATCAACAGATTAAAGAAGGCCCCACCTGGCGATCAGGGCCGCCTCGGCCTTGCCGTCGTCCTTCACGCGCTTGAATTCCCCTGCCTGGGATGGCCACAGCGCCGCTGGCGCCTGGGTCTATGCCGATGATGAAGCTCATTTTGAGCGCACTGGAAAAAGTTGGGTCCATGGGTTGAGGTAGTCGCGCCAGGTCTTGCCCAGCTTGATCGCGCTCACCGTCGCCTGCGTCACTCCAAATTGCGCGGCGATCTGGCGTTGCGTGCCTTCTGCTGCGCGGATCTGCAGTGCGAGCTCGAGGGTGAGCTTGCTGTGCTTGCGCGCCTGGTCTGAGATTTTCTTGCGTCGGATCGCATTGACCTGGTGCTTGACGTCCTTGGCGATGCGCGCCTGCAGACGTTTGCGAGACACTAGGATCACATGGTCAGGGTTCACGCAGAGCTGGTTGCCGCAACTGTGCGTGGCCAGCTTGCCCTGCAGGGGCACGCCGCGCTCCTCGGCGATGTGCCTGCGCACAGGGCCGACCTTGCCGTTGTAGTTCATGGTCGGGACGGGTGAATTGCTTTGCAACGCACCGCGCCACTCCCAGCAGTCGCCGACCTCCACGATCATGGCCCGTATGCGATCAAACAGCCTACTCACTTGCGCTGGGCCTCCAGGGCCTCGACTGCGGCCTTGATCTTGGCGCGGGCCTTCTTCTTGGCTGCGTTGTCGGGCTTACCTGCCGGCAAATCGTTCGGGTCTGTGGCGATGTCATCAAACGCAGTCGTCAGGTCCATCGGCGCCTTGACGTCACCGCTCACAACCTTGCTGCCAGGGAACTCCCCTTTGAGCCCGGCCATGTCGGCCAGCAGCGCGCTGGGGCAGTTGTGCAGCTCTTTGCTCGAGAAGATCGGGCCGTAGTCGCTGCAGCTCTCAGGACCGTTGACGAACATCGCGCCGGTGTCGCGGTGCTTGTATGCCACCCAGCTCTCGCCGCCGTCGATCGGCTCACCGTAGGGCACCAGGGCTGGGATCATCAGGTGATCGTTGCAGCCGTCGCGCTGCACCTTGTCGGCGATCTTGCTCTTGTGCTTGTCGCAACTCCATGCCGCATTCTCAACGGGCGAAGCGTAGCAACAGGTGCGGCAGTTGGCCTCCGCGGCCACGCCACCGTGGCAGTGCTTCCAGAAGTTGCACATCTTGCAGACGTAGAACGCCGGGTCTGCGCTGATGCGCTCGGGCGGTGTCGTCATCTCGATCAACCGCTCGGCCTTGTCCATCAGCACGGCAAACCGATCGGCATCGAAATGCACCCACTCGGTGTAGAGGTCGTCGGTGTCTTTGTTGACGGCCATGTACAGGGCGCGCTCGAGCTCCATCTTGCCCATGTACACCGTCATCTGGTCAAAGTGCTGGGGCTTGGCCTCGCGCACTTTCTTTTTTGTCAGGTCGGCAAAGCTCTTTGCGCTGTGCGTCTTGAACTCGAGCACGGCCACGGTCTTGGGCGCTTCTGGCAGGCCCTTGGCCACGCCATCGAGCGAGCCACCAAAGTGGCCATTGCACGCGCTGACGGTCCATTGCTTGCCGTTCTCGTCCTTGTCCCACACGGTCGCGCCGATGCCGCGCAGCTCTTCGATCAGGCGCGGCTCTTCGCGCTGGCCGGTGCTGAACAGGCGCAAGATGCGGCCAGTGAATTCAGGGGTGAGTGCCCAGCGCCAGGTCAACCAGACGCTGCGCTCGCACTGATGGCCAATGATCGAGGCGCCCATGTGGGGGCGGTGCTCCTGGCGCGTCTTTTCGTACCAGCGGACGATCTGGTACGCGGTGGTGTGTTGTGAGTCGGGAAGGGTTGCCATCGTTGTCTTTCAAAAAATTGGGGTACTCGCTACCTCACCCAGCAAGTGGGAGTCAGGCACCTGCTAGATGCATCCGCTTTCCCCCGTTTGGTTTTACGCGGCGGCCGTGGCTATGAATGCGGGCCGAGGCCACAACATCATAGTTTTGGCTTCAGCGCCTGCGGCCATCAATTCCTCTGCCGTGTGTGTGTGTTCAATCTTAGGTTTGCCTTCACCGGCCGGATAACCAGGCCCAACAAACAGACTGCGGTTCTTGTAGTGCGGCACATAAGTGATGCCGTTAAGTTCGTACACCGTCGTGCTCTCAAGAGGTGCGCATTCTTTTTTTACCCACATACTGCTACTCCTTATGCCCAGGGCTTTTTGGCTGGCGCGGCAGGGCGTGCGGCAGGCTTGGCCGCAGGGGCCGCTGCCAGGGGTGCAGCTGGTGCGTCACCGTTGGCGCTCTTGTAGCCGGTGATCTTGTTGCGGTCGGGCTCTTTGCGATCGATCTCGAGCTGCACGATAAACGGAATGTCGTGCACCTGGGTGGTGTCGGTCATGTCCTCGACGCCCACTGCAAAGCACAAAGCGGCCAGCGCGGCCTTGGCGATGTCCTCGGCCTGCTTGTTGGGGTTGTCGATGTTCAGGCGTTCCCAGTGACGGCGACCACTGTGCTCGCCTGAGACGACCTGCAGCTCCAGCTCGAGGTAGTGGCCGGTGCCGGCCTTGGTCGGTTTGATGTCGGACTTGGTCACGATCATTTCGTATTCGCCGTTGGGCAACGGGTCATACGAGCGAGGGGCCATGGGGGCGACTGCGTTTGCGTTGAAGTTGAAATTTGCCATCGTTGATTACTCCTGGTTGGCGGGGGTGAAATTTGCCGCAAGTGCGGCGGCGAATGCCTCCCAGTCGAGAGGCATATTCTTAAGGCCGAACCGGTTGCCGCCCATGTGCGCGGGGTGCGGTTCGAGATGCAGGATGCGTTTGCCGGTGGTGCGGGCCTTGGTTTCTTTGTTGCCAAAGCCGGCGTCGGACTGCGTGGTGACAATCTGATAGTTGGCCCAGCCAATGACGTCGGCCCACTCTTGCACCAGGGCAGAGGCCCTGTCGTGCAGCTTTAGAACGTACTGGTCATAGCCCTCATGCAAGGGCGACTCGAAGTGCTTGATCTTGTCGTGCGCGATCAAGATGACGGCCATGTTCTTGTGCTGGCGCAGGGCCTCGAGGCCAGCCAACAGCCTGCGCCACTCGTCAGCCGCTGCCACATAGCCCTTGCCGTAACCAGGGGCCTCGATGTGCTCCCACTTGTTAGCCTGGCAGACGTGAGCGTGTAGCAACGGCTCGAGCCAATCGAGCGAGTCGATGAACACCGTCTCGAACTGGTGGCCCTCGTTGTACAGCGTGGCGATTGCGGAATACACATCGTCGAGCGATTGGCACAACGGGAAGGCCGAGGCGTCGACTGCGTCGGCGCCGTCCTCAGTCAAGATGCCGATCGCGTTGGGGGCCATGGCCGCAAAGGTTGTCTTGCCGATCTTGCCTGGGCCAGCGATCACCACCTTGGGTGCGCGCATGCGCTTGGTGCGCTTGATTGATTGCAAATTGAAAGCCATGAGTTACTCCTTATTCATCGTTGGCGATTCGGTTGAGAATTTCATCTTGCTTATCGCTGATGTACATGCGCACGTTGTACTCATTAAACTTCTCGCGCATGTCAGAAACAAACGTTTCCTCCCAGCTGTTCTTGGCGTTGGATTCGGCTTCATCAAGCAAGTCGATGAACTCCTGCTCGGTGTATACGTCTTGCACCTTCAAGGGTTACTCCTTGAATGAAATGTCGACGCCGGTCTTGGCGGGCTTGACCTCAATCGCTGGCGCAATCTCAGACCACAAGCGGGGCGCGTTGCTGCGGATCATCTTGAGCTTCGTCTCGTCCGCTTTGATCTCGGTCTTGAACGGCTTGGCGTCAGCGTTCCAGCTGGCCGTGAGCAGCTCGAGCTTGGTCAGGTCGACCTTGTAGCTGAGTTTGCCGGTGAGCTTGACCTTGGCGCCCAGCTCGGTGGTCACCGTCTCGCTTCCCTCTTCTTTGGCCGGGTGCAGCTTGAGGATCTGTTCCTCGATGGAGATGCGAGCATCGCGTGCGCGTGTCTCATCGTCTTTTGCTTTGCGCCACTGTGTGGCGAGGTCGTCTAGTGCGTTCATGGTTTGGTCCTGTCGTGGGCTGAGATTGAAAAGTTGCAGCGGTCTTTGCCGCCGTCTTGAGGCTGCAGTTGGAGCTCGATGAGCTTCTGCAGGTAGTGCTGGGCCTTGCGCAAGTCATCCACGCCGCCCTTGTCGCGCCAGCGTGAAACGTACTTGACGATGTTGCCCTCAAAGTATCCGAGGCCGTTGCTCGCTATGTAGTCCCACGGCTGGATCGCTTTGCTCTTGTAGTGGCTGCCCGCCACTTGAATCTTGTTTGCTTCTGACATAAACGGTTTCGATGGTTGTGAATCGGTGGAGGTTGGCGCACTCGTAGCGCCTGCGTTGTGTGTTGCCTTTGCGTGGTCTGGATTCAAGAACAGTGATCCACGCGCCGCATTCAGGGCACTGCATCAGGTCAGCGCAACTAAAGCGACGACAAAGCCTGCAGCGAATGCAAGGGTGTAAGCGACAGCCGTGTGGCCCAGCTGCTCAAACGAGCGACGGGGCTCGGCAATGGGATAACCGACGCGGAACTCGCAGTCGGCGAGCGTGCGTGGTGTGCGGAAGTGAGACTCTCTCATGGGTCAACCTTTCTGATGAACGTGAATGAAGGGGGCGTCGGGAATTTCGTCGCGGCGGCGCTGTTGGTAAGCGCGCTCCTGCGCGGGCGTCCAAGGGACAGGCCCGCCAGGTGGTGGGAAGGGCCAGGTGTGCATCAGGCGCTGAATGTCGCGGCGTTGATGATTGCCTTCATCTCGGCAGACTTGTAGGCGGCCAGGGCCTCGTCAAAGCTGAAGAAATTGCGACCCCTGGACGCCTTCCATGCTTTGTGCGATGCGTTGTTGCAGCACACGTTGATGTAGCCAGCTTTGCTGACCCAAATGTAGGCAGAGGTTTTGCCGCAGTCGGCCTCAATAAATTGACCTGCTGCTGATTGATCGTTGCGAATGATTTGGACTTGCATCGTTGGCTCCTGGTTGATTGCGTTGAACATGGAGTGATTATGGCTCCACATTGAGAATTTCCCAACACCAAGACCAACAAAAATGTAGGGACTTTCCCTTAGTACCTCTGTTTTCAGATTACGGCTTGATCCAGATGACCGGCGAGCACCAGGCGACCAGGGCGTCGTTGCATTGCACCAGGCTTGGCCACGCGATCAGGTTGAAGGTGTTCGAGCGGTAACCGCGGCGCAGCACCGCCATGCTGGTCGCGCCCATCTTGCTGGCCACCAGGCACAGGTTGTCGATGTTGTCCGCAGGGGAAACTTGCGCAGGGGTGACGTACATCAACCAGCCGTCCTGCGGCAGCCCTGCAGCTCTCACCTGCACGGCGTAGGTGCCCGCGGGACAGTCTGCAGGTCCGGTCACCCGATCGTGCGTTTTGTCGGGAAACAGCGTGACAACACCCTCTTTATCAACCCAGGCTGAAATGGGCACGGTGCGCACGTCATCGGTCACCGCCACGCCGGCCTGGCGCAGCACCTCTGTCGTCTTGACGCCAAGGATCTGGCTCATCAGGTGAGCCTCTTCGTTGGTCATCTTTCGCTGGCCGCGCAGCATCAACGAAACAGCCGCCGGGTCCAGGTCCATCATGCCTGCCATCTTTCGCTGCGACAGCTTCTTGGCTGCCATCAAATCCCGGAACCAGTCTGTGTTCATTTTGCGCGCTTTCCCCCCCCATCTATGCAGGGTGACATAAACTCGCCATTGAGTCAATCGCAACACAATGAGGAAAGAAATGACCATCCCCGTGATTCACAAGCTAGACCCTGCGTACACCTTGATCGAGCGCCTTGGCGGCAAGAGCGCCGTGGCCGGCGAGCTGAACCTGGACAAGTCCACGCTCTCGCGCTGGTGCCAGCCCGCCCCCAACGGCACCGGCGGGATCGTCCCCCAACGGTATTGGCCCAAGCTCATCGAGATGGGCAAGCGTCAGGGCGTGCCCCTGGGTGTTCGGGAGCTGGTTTACATCGAGGCATGAGATGGTCATCGGAGCAACAGCGATGACCAACAGCGATTTTCTCGCCGAGGTCTACGGAAACCTTGAGCAAGGACAACACGGCTGGGTCTGCAGCTTCCGCGCAGATCCATCAAGCCAGGACCCAGGCAAATGGTCTGGTCGACTCTACAAAGGGCTGCCACAGCAAGCGGCCCTGATTGACCGCGCAGGCGGTGACAACAACTACTTCTGCACCAGCGTGCTCACCGTCGGTGACGAGGGCGAGATCGTGCGCCGCAAGGACGCGTTTGTGCGCCTGGCCGTGCTCGTCCTGGACGACGTGCAGCTCAACGATTTCCACGCGTTCTCATACGCGATCCAGACCAGCCCAGGCAAGTTCCAGATCGGCATCTTGCTCGATGCAGACGACCAGGACGCCTATAACCGCCAGCTCGTCGACCGGGTCATGTCTGCCCTGGCCGCTCGAGGTCGATCAAACGACGCATCAGGCAACGCCTGCGTGCGGTACGTTCGCCTGCCGTTTGGTCGCAACACCAAGCCACGCGCAGCCGGTGAGTGGGAGGTCAAGCTCGAGCTCTGGCAACCCAACGTGCGCTGGTCACTCGACGACGCATGTGCAGCCGTCGGTGTCGACCTCGATTCACTGCGCAACATGGTCGACGTGCAAACGAAAACCGCATCCACAACAACGTCAACAGGAAATCATGCAGGCGACCTGGTCGCTGATCTGACCAACCCCGATCCATCCCAGCGCGTCTATCACGACAGCATCACCCGCCTGGCCGCCAACCTGATTGCAGGCGGCATGTTCCCCGGCGCGGCGGTCGAGCACCTGTACTCCATCATGGACACAGCCAGGCCCGACACGCGCAACGCGGACGAATACCGCAGATGGGAGACGCGCAGGTCAGAGATCCCGCGTGCCGTGAAGTCAGCCGAGAAGTTCGCGCCAGAAGAACGCAAGCAGCCCACCGTCAACATCAACCTGAACCTGCCCAAGAACGAGCAAGGCCAAGAAGATGCAAGCGGCCTGCTAGTCAACCTCGACGAGCTGCAGGCACGGGCCGGGACCGTCAAGTGGCAGGTCAAGCACTTGATCCCTGACGACTCCCTGGGCATGTTCTTTGGCGCGTCAGGCACCTACAAGTCTTTCATCGCCCTGGACCACTGCTTACACGTCGCGCACGGCATGCAATGGGCAGGTCGCAAG